AGAGCGGTTCCTACGATTGTTCCACAAGCCATGAGTGTTAGTTGAGTTCTGGTGAAGACTTTGCCAGCCGCCCCCAGTTTCGTCAAACAAAATAACTGTTAGAGTCCCCAGCCCCTACGCCGGGTAGCTCTCCGGGTCCGATACCTGAAGCTCCTCCAAGGTCGGGCTACGCTTCCCGACACACTGGGAATACACCTCCAGATCGACCTCCAGCTCCACCTCCCACACGTTCTCGTCCACCTCATACTCCCGAATGGCGGTGATAACGGGCTTGCGCAGGGTGTCCTCCAGCAGGGCGTCCACGTCCCCGGTGCCGTCCGTCTTGGTGACGATGGCGTCCCTGACCTTGGTGACCCACTCCAGACAGCCGACTCCGCTGAAGCGGGAGTCATCCCGGCCCGACTCAGGATCTCTACGGAACAGGCCGTATTCCCTCTTGGAGCGGATAACCAGCGTCAGGGTCACGGCAGTCGCCATGGGGGACGGGAGACTACCTCTCGCGCCGGGGGCGATGGTGTCCTCGTCGGTAAGGCCAAGATTGGCGACGTTGGGGAAATGACTCCCTCCTTCGGAGCGTAGCCTTCCCTCGGCGTAATACTTGATTCCATCAAGGAGCCTCCCGGTTCCTTTCTTGGAGTGCCATGCGAGGCGCTGGTCAATCACCCACAGGGGGCGAATGGCGAATGGGACTTGGTCGATTGTAGTAGCCATAGTGTTACAGTTATTGAATTAGCCTGTTCAGCTCCCGCTCCATCGAAGAGACAAACCACTCACGGGCACGCTTCCTGACGAACCCGGCAATACGCATGGCGCGGATACCCCGCACACGCTTCTTGAGCACGTAGTCCTTACCACGCACCAGCCCCGGTCGCCAGCCTCTGGAAGCCTTTTTGTTGAGAGGAATGTAGAGGAACTTCGCGGTGACGGGACCATGGGCTTTCGTCCCTTGGTCGATAAAGCGCATGGCTGGAAGTTCGTTGTAGAGGTTGTAGCCGTTGTAGACTTTTCTGGTCCTCCACCCCCGGCGGGTCCTGCCTGTCCAACGGATAGGAGTCAGCTTCTTGGCCAAACGCTTTGCGCGGTAAATCACATTTCGGATAAGGCGCTGCCGCGTCACCTGCGGGATCACCCGGCTAAGTCGGGCGATCTGCCTGCTGACCTCCTTGTGCCCCCGGACTTTGACCGTGATGGCCATGATTACAGAATGTGGCGCTTGTGCTTCTTGAGGAGCAGCTTCACCTCCGGGGGGATACGGTAGCTGTTCACCTCGTCAATGTCCCCGTCCGGCATCACCACGGTCTTGCGGTTCTCGCCTGAGAGAACTGCGGCAAGAAGAGTGACTGCCCTCTTCACAGCCTCCGGGTGGTCCGTAGGCATCACGTTTGTGGCGGAGGTATCGGCCAACGTATAGCCGAAGGTGCCGGTAATGGTAATCGGGCTGTAGCAGGGGTTGTTGGTGACTCCCTGCGGAAACTTGCCGTGGATATACTCGTATTCGTAGAGACCATCCGCCAATCCCAACGGGTAGTTGGCCCGGTTCGGGAGGCTGCTGAGTTCTGCTACCCCTGAGCTAGCAAACGTGCCGTCGCACCTGTAGATGTAGGCCGCACCTCGCCCGGTGGCTGGGTTCAGATACCCGTAGTGATCGGTGTCGAGTGCGGTCCCCGCCACCGTGACTTCTGTGAGTGTTTTTACAGGCCAAGGCAGATAGATGCGATCCTGCACCACCCACCGGGGGTCCACCGTGAGCGCGGAGGATGCGTGATCGTGATACCACCAGTCCCGGTTGCAGTAGTCCTCTGCAATGCGGGACGCCGAGTTGATGGCGCTCTCGTACACTGCGGTAAGGTCGGACTCATCGTTCTTGCACTCCTGCTGAACGAGGGCGACGGTGGTGTATGGCTTGTAGAGACTCATGAGGGGTTACTTGGTTTGCCAGCCCTTGGTCTGCTTGGCAATGCGCCGATGCAGGGCCTTCCTGTCCTCATCCGAGGAGCAGAGCTGGATTGCCTGCAAGGCTTCAGCCCGCGCCTCCGGCGGGAGGGCGTCAGCGAGTCGTCTAAGGGTCTGTTCGGTTACTTTGGGCATGATTTGAAAAGGTTTCAAAGCCAGCCTGCGTGGCGGGCCAGCTCCAGTGCGGTTTCGCGCAAGACAGGTTCCGGTTCCCGGTGGAGATTACCCGCCGGAAGGGGAATGCCTTGCGCCTCCATGGCGGTGAGAATCTTGATAAGCATGGGCTTGCGCAGTTCCTTGAAATACTTGAACAGGGTCTTGCCTCCCTTCCATGGTATCTTGGTCAAGTCCACCCCGGCCCCGTTCTGGGGTATCAGGTCCTCCGGCAAACCCTCCGGGGGGTCGTCCCTCTGCATCACGAAGCGGGGCTTGCCATTGACGTATGCTGCTTGTTCCTCGGTGAGATAGATAAACTCGTTGTGCTTTACAGGGCCAACGCCCGCCAGCACACAGTTCGGACCCTTGTATCGTGCTTTACGCATGGTCAAAACTTAACTTCCAGCCATCCGGATAACAAGTTCAATTTCTTCAACAAAAAAGAGGAGCCCCGGTTAAGGGGCTCCTCCGAAGACTTAGCTGTCGCCAGATGATAATTTACGAGGTGTATGAATCCTTGGCACCCTTGGCCACGTTGCAGGTATCGCAAGCCTTGCAGAGATTGCTTGGGTCGTGCAACCCACCTTTGCTGACTGGGACAATGTGATCGACGTGAAGGCGGGAGGTAGGAAACCTCTTCCGGCAGTAGGTGCAGAGAAACGTCTTCTGCGACCTCCACTTCTTCATGAGCGCGGCGGCGGCATCGTGGTCTCCTCCGTTCTTCATCTTACGCGCCCTCCGCTTGGCTTGGTAGGCAATGCTGTTCGCTTTATGCTTCTCAGGGTTATCCCGTCTCCACTTCTGTACTCTCGCCCTGTTCTTCTCGGCGTTCTTTCTGGCGTATTCCCTTGAACTCTTCCGGTCCCGCTCAAGGTTCTCCTCCCGCCACTTCTTTACACGCGCCCGATTCTCTTCCGGGTCCATGGACTCCCGCCTCCGGCGGAGCACTTCCGCATACTTCTCCGGACGCTCCTTCTTCATCTTGGCGAAGTAATTACGAGTGTGCTCGCGTCGAGCAGTTTGGCAGGCATCGCACCTGCACCCTAATGTGTATCCTGAATATGTTCCGCATTTAGCCATGCAAAAATAATACACCTACACTGCGTAACACCAAGCAAAAAGAGAAGCCCCGGTTAGGGGGCTTCTCAGAAGACTTAGCTGTAGCCAGATGATAATTTTATCAGCTGGTGTATGAGTATCCCATTGACACGGTAGGCTCAGTAGCCGAAGGAGTCTCCTTCGGAACGAAGTCCCGGCGGAAGGAGGCAACCACTTGGTTCATCTGAGTGAACACGTTGCGGTCGGTCTCCACCAACATCTCGCGCTTCACGCCAACGATGTAGGACGGCTTGTGAACCATGAGGATCGAGCCCTCCGTGGTAGTCGCGCCGTCGTAAACGCCGGAGTCGTTGAGATCCTCGCGCACCTTGTCGGACACCACGATGGGGATGCCGAAGATTTGCGGGGCGTTCCCGGTCAGGATGCGGGCGTTGCCCGGACCGACCTTATCGACCGTGAGGGTTTCAGTGAGCTGAACCAGCTCGTTGTAGCCCTTGACCCCGGCGATAATCATGAGATCACCAACGCGCTTCACACCGAAGCGACCGAGTGCCTTGCGGAGGTCCGCGATCCCGGCGGTAGTGATACCGCTGGCAGCGAAGTCAACCTTCAGGCCAGCCACTTGGTTGGCGTAGTAGCGGAAGCCCTTGAAGAGTTTCCGGTGGTCATTCGACGCAGTAACGTCGGAGTCTTGGTGGACACCCGTGTCGTCACCGTTGATGAACGCGTCCTCAAGGGACTCAGCAGCCGACTCACCGAGCTGGCGCTGGAGCCACGGAAGGATGGCGATGATGGCGTCCTCGTCCGACTCGTAGCTGTATTCGGACCAGCCGATCAGCTTCTTGGCGTTGAGGATGATCTCCGACGTGCCGGGGTTGGAGGCAGTCACTGCCGAGGCAGGAGCTTCCGTGCCGCGATAGAACGTCGGGCGAGTGGTGCTCAACGGGAACTTGAAGGTCGCCGTGGGCATGTCAATCTCGCTGTCAACGAGCATCCGAGCCACTTCGGACTCAAGATACATCCGCTGTTGCAGATCGCTGGAGAGGTCAACGTTCACCAGTTCCGCACCCGCTCCGAGCGTGTCCGTAGTGATGTCTTTCCGACCCGTGGTGAGGCTCTTGACCAGAGCTTTGCCGTTGGCTTGCGCCGAGGCGAGGACATCCTCCGGGATGCCGTCGTTAATCGACTTGGGCCGCTCAATACCACGCCCGCCATCCGACTGCGCGAGGGCAGACTCGGAAACGGTGCTGAGGCACTTGTTGAGAAGCTGCTTCTGGGCAACCGTGAGGTTACCGGAGCGGTGCTCGATGGGGCTGCCCACCGCGCCGCCGAAAGCCATCTTGGACTGTCGGCGCTGACCCTTCTCGATGTCCTCCTTGAAGGACTTGAAGAGGGACTTGACCTTCTCTTCGGTCAGGGACTCCTTGGGGAGAGCCGCCTTGACCTGCTCGGCCAGCTTCTTGTAATCCACGGTGCCGTCACCGAGGACTTCCTTGACGGCCTTCTGGATGGCCTCCGCGTCAGGGGCACCGTCGCCATTCTCAAGGCTCTCCTTGATGGCTTTCACAGTGTCTTCGTCCAGTCCGATGTTGGTGAAGGTGTCACCCACCGCCGTAGCGACAAGCGCCTTCACGGCATCTTCATCCAGACCACCCTCAAGCTCGGGGTCATCCGCCGTGGCGTCGTAATCGGCCTCCTTGGCCAGTGCCGTCAGAGTTTTAAGCTCCTTGGCCTCGTCTTCGCTGCGATCCGCTTCGGCTTTCGCCAGCAATTCCCGCAGCCGCATCTTTTGTGCAATCGTAAACATGATTGTTATTGAATTTGGTTGTTTTGGTAAACTGCTTCGACAGCGCACACGACGACGGTACTACCACTGAGGGGTTCGGTTTTCGGGCAAGCTATGTTAGCTGGACGTAAGATCACCATGACTCTGAAAACTTTTCAAACCTTTTCTAACAGAATTTTTGCTAGAGTGGTTGCCGGAAAGAGAAAAACCCCTACTACCGAAGTAGTAGAG